CTATCCGGCTGGTGGTTCTTGGCTTGGTTGGCGGTGAATTGCGGGGTATTGGCGGGTTAGGCCGACGACGATGCCTTTGGTGTTTTTTTCTCCTGGCTGATATTTTGCGAGTTCGGGGCCTTCGGGGCTGCTGCGCAGGATGATGTCGCCGCTTTCGGCGGTTAGGGTTGGGTCTATAACGAGAATATCTCCTTCTATTATATCAAGTTCGTGGACAGCAAGCCGGTAGCCTATGGCTTCGTAGAGGAATGGGTGGGTTTTGATGGCTATCGATGTGGCGTTGGCGTTCAGGGCTTGTTGTGCGGGCGTTAAACGGCTGTGTGGCGTCGGTAGCGCGGGTGCGTCGTTGTTGGCGTTGGCGATCTGTTGCGCGGGCGTTAAACGGTCGTTTTGCGGGTGTTGAACGGGCGTTGTGTCGTTTTGCGCGCGGTCGCCCTCTGCGTTGTGTTGGTTGCTTTCTTTTTTCTCTCCGTCGGCTCCTGTTGGGCCTTCTTTTTTGACATACATCTCCCCTTCACCGGTCAAAAACCAATCAAGGCTAAGGCCGTGTGGTATCAAATTTATTACAATCTTTCTTGGGTCAGCTTCGCCGGTGAAGTACCTGCCTATATTCTGCCTTTTTATATCTAATACACGCCCTAAAGCAGATTTAGACCATCCTTTCTTTTCGATAAAGAGGAGGAGTCTTTGGGAATAAATGTTCTCTGTCATAAAAAATATTACGATACCTGTTTGTTTGGGTAATAAGTTTTATTACATTTATATCGTCACAAGGTAATAACAAGATAGTAAAAAGCAAAAACATGAAGAACGTTGATTTGCGCCGCCATCCTTACCGGGGCATCCTGAAGGAGATTGCTGATGAACTTGGGCGTGATTCGGGGAATGTGCATACCGCGCTGTTCAAGTCGAAGGTTCCTGACCCTTTTCTTGCAGCGTTGTTTGACAGGAAGTTGCAGGAACGCCAAGCAATTGTGAAGAGCTTCAGAAAAACTCTCCGGAAAGCGGTATGAGCACGATCATCCCTATATCAGATGGTTTTGGAAGTCAGCCAAAAGTCGGCCAAAAAGTCGGCCAAACTGGAAAAAGCTGGCCAAACGCCATAAGTGATAAAGAAATCAGTGAGTTACGGCAACAGGCTGGATGGTTAAGTGTTGAACAATTCAGCCAAATATCAGGCATACAAAAAAGCACAATAAAGTACCGTTGCTTGAATGGAAAATACGCCAAAGAGTGCCGTCAGATTGTGCGTGATGGAAGGCGTCCATATCAGATCCATTTCTCGGCGTTGCCGGCTGATGGAATACGCGAATATCACCGGATTGTGGCGGATGTGCAGCCGATGACGTCGGAGCAGATCGAGGCGAGAAATGAGGCGTTTCGGGAGCGGTCGAGGGTGACTGATTATAATGCTGACCGGGCGCTGAAGCGGAATTCTGTCTTGAAACTTTACCAGGCGTTTATCCGGTCGGGAAAGGGAAAGCTGCTTGACCGGAAGGCGGCGTTTTGCGAGCGGTTTAATCGTGGCGGGTACCTTGAACTTGAGGAAGAACGGGCGGTTATAGGGAGTGTACACTGGAAGACGCTGGATGTTTGGCAGAAGATGCTGAAGGCGGCTGATGGTGATCCGTATGGGTTGGCCACAAAGTACGGAGCTATTCGGGATATTATGATGGTGAGTATGCGTGAGGGTGAGGCGTTGATGGAGTTTGCTTTGCATCCGAACTCGCTGACGTATGCGGAGATTGTTCAGTATGCGAAGAAGAAGCTTGCGTCGGAGGGGTATCCGGTGCGGTGCAGTGATGCGACGCTTGCCCGTTGGGTGAGAAAGCACTCTGTCGAGAATGCCTATCTGCACGATTTGATGCGGGATGGTGAGAAGGCGTTGAATGACAGGCATTTGCCTTCGTTGCGGCGGGATAATGACAAGATTGAGGTTGGTGACAAGCTGGTTTCTGACGGGCATACGTTCAATTTCACGATGCGTGACCCGATATCCGGGAAGCCGAAGCGGATGACGCTTGTTCTGGTGTTTGATTTCCATTCAGGAATGCCGGTTGGTTGGGATTTTGCGGCTTCGGAGAATACGGCCGTGATTGCGTCGGCCTATCGGCGAGCGATCAAGACCATAGGGTTCGTGCCTCGTGAAATGTATGTAGACAATGGCCGGGCTTTTAACAGTAAGTATTTCGGGAAGAAGGAGCGGAAATCGCTGAATATTTTTGGCGAACGGGAGTTCCTCGGGCTGTTTGAGCGGCTGAAGCCTTTCGGATTCATCGAGTGTTTGAATGCGCTGCCTTACCATGGTCAGTCGAAGCCTATCGAGCGGTATTTCGGGACGATGCATGAGTTTGAGAAGCGGATGCCGACGTATTTGGGGAACTCGGTACCGAACCGGGTAGCGTCGGACCATCGGAATGAGAAGATTGCTCGTGATTTGCGTGAGCGGATGACGGGTGGCGCGATTCCGGAGGTGACGGAGGTGAATATGATGCTGTTGGAGTGGATCCGGGAGTATGCGACGACTCCGGCTTCGAAGAGTGCTTTTCATCCTGGTCGGAGGCCGTTGGAGGTGTATGAGGAGTCGATCGCTCGGGTGCGGCTGAAAGCGGACTTTGAGCATCGGCTGATTGGTGATGCTGAGTTGCAGTTTTTGATGATGGCGGGTGAGGTGCGGACGGTGCATAACAGCAAAATCAGGTTGTTTGGGCGTGAGTTTTATGCGCCGGAGCTGTTCGGGTACAAGAGTGGTGAGAAGCGGTTTGTGGTGCGGTATGATTTGCTTGACACCATGGGGTCGGAGCGGGTTTTTGTGTTTGATGAGCGGGGTGAGACGCTGATTTGTGAGGCTACGGATAGTTTGATGAGTGGGCACCATCCATCAGCGAGGAACCTTGGCAGTGATGAGGATCGGGCCCGGCTTGTTGCGGCTCTTGATGAGCAGGGTGCGTTGAAGAGTGCGGCAAAGAGTATGGCTCGGAGCCAGATTGCGACCGGGTTTTATGATGCGATGGCGTCTCAGGTGGCGCAGGTTGTGCCGTCTACGCGGGAGCTTGAGCAGCGTCGGAAGGCGGTGGCGGAGGTGGCGACGGGTACGGATGGTGCGAGGGGACGGATGACTCAAGATGAGCGGGACAGGATGAATCTGGAGAATTTGAGGCTTGCTGCCGCGTACTATGGCGGTGATGAGGATGAGTTTTGAGTGATAAAAAACAGGCCACCGGCGGACACCGGCGGTCTGTTACGGGAAAGAAAGAACAACTACAACCTTAAAAACTACGACAATGAGTGAAACTACACAAGTGGCAATGCTTCCGGGGGCGGAGGCGGTGCAGACGATGAGCGTGGATGAGTTGCAGGGATTGGTGAAGCTGATTTGCCAGAATGGTGCGTCTCAGAAGTCGATTGCTGATGAGGCGGGGTATTCAGGCGCTGCGCTCTCCACCTGGCTGAAGGGCACGTACTCAAAAAATGATGACAGGACGTTTGAGATTGCTTTGCGGTCGGCATTGGAGCGGATTTTGCAGAAGCGGTTTTTTTCGGGAAACGTGATATCTCGGAAGTTCCGGCGGGTGAATACGTCGGTGACGAACATTGTGTTCAGTGTGGCTAAGAGCTGCCAGCAGCAAGGTTTGATGGGGTTGTTGACGGGTAGCGGTGGACGCGGGAAGACGACGGCTGCGGAGATGTACGCGGCATCGAACAGCAATGTGATTTATATCCGCACGTCGTCGTTTATGACACGTACGCAGCTTATCGGTGCTATTGCGGCTCCGCTTGATGCTACGGAAAAGAGCGCTTACGGGATGCTTGTGAAGATTTGCGAGAAGCTGCAGCAGGCAAAAAGCCTTGTGATTATTGATGAAGCTGAGAATATCCCGCTGGAGCTGCTGGATGCGGTGCGTCAGATTAATGACTGGAGCGGGTGTGGGCTGCTGTTTATCGGGCAGGAGAATTTTTACACGATGCTGGCTCGTGCGCGGAAGAGCCATGAGTATCTGGTTGACCGGTTCAAGCTGCGGATGCGGGTTGCCGACCTTGGGTTGAGTGATGTGTCTGCGCTGGTTGGTACGGAAATAGCTGAGTTGAACGGGTTTGCGAGTGCTTTTTTGAAGGCGTCTGGCGGGTCTGCGCGGTTTTTGGAGACGCTGACGTACAACATTTTGCCGAGGATCAAGGCTGGCGAAGTGCTGACGGAGCGGATGATTGTTGATACGGCTGAGTCTGTCAAAATTTTTTAACTGGGAGGGAAGATATTATGGTAAAGGTGTTTGTCGATGAGAAGGTTATCCGGAACGGATATTCTGACGTTTCGGAGAGGCCTGAACTGAGGGATAACAAGGAGCTGGTGGAGCTGAAGGGTGTGCGTGGGCCTCAGTTTTGCCCGGCTTGCGGTCAAAAGATACATTTTATCAAGACTGTAAATGAGAAGATGATGCCGTGTGAGATGGATTTGTGCCGGGGTGATTATAAAAGGACGCTGGTGACGCATCAGGGCGTCACGATGCGGAAGCCGGGGCCTGAAATTGCTGGGTATGAGCCCCATTGGGGCTTTTTCCGGGGCGCAAATGGGTTTAAAACGGGGCGGTCGATCAAGTGTGACGGCGTGATAGATCGGTTGTATGGAGGTGCAAAATGAAGCTGCAACCGGTGGTAAAAAGGGCTTTGAAAGTGCTTGTGGATGAGATGATAATGTCTTTTCCCATGGACGCTTTTGAGTGCCAGTTTGCTTTTGCAGAGCTGTTGCGGGATCCGCAGATGGTGCGGATTATCCGCAGTAAAATTGAACTACAATTTATGGAGGGTGTGGATCATGAGTAATCCATTTACGGCGGGATACGTGGATCATCAGCAAGAGATCACGACGTACATCATGTGGAATCGGGTAATAACGAGCGTGTCGCAGTTAGATGAGAGGATGATGGCGATAGAAGAGGCATTGAAATCGGTTTGCGGGTCTGTTGAGGCTCTTGCGACCGGGTTAAAAGTGCTTGCTGATGAGCAAAACAGACCCAAGGGAGGTGTGCTGTGAGTTCGGAGAATGTACGGGTGGTCGTTACTGTATGGATAATTTGCGGGTGGGTGATGTTGATCATAGCATTCGGCTCGTTTATGTCTGGGATGAAAGAAATGATAAATCCGAGTCTGGTTGCTATTCGGTTGTGGTTTGGCACCATGGTTTTGTGTGCCGGGCTTTGGCTTTTGAGGCTTGGGTCGAGGGTTGCCGATGTCAATATTTCTCTGAAATTTCCGGAGAGTCAATATGAGTAAGCGGAAGCGGTTACCGGCGGCGACGACGTTTATCGCGAAGGTGATGCCGTCGGTTGCTCAGAGCGTTGAGATTGACCTAACGGACACAAAGTATGTCGTTGGGGTATCTTATTCCGCGAAAAGACGGATGTGGCGGTCTTATTTGCATGTCGGGAAAAAACAGGTTTTTCACTTGTGGTGCAACTCGAAGGGGGAAGCGATAAGAGCCCGTGCTCATGCTGCGGAACAGTACGCCTTGTCGGCATCAAAGCAGGCGAACGGGACGCCGTTTGAGCGGTCGGTTAAGCCGCCGAAGTATCGGGATCTCGATAAGATACTCGCGACGACAGATGAAGCTGCTTTGGCGGTGTGTTCTTCCTCTCAGAGGATTATTAATTATGGTCTTTACGAGAAGAGGGGAAAGGCAAAAGTGTTGAACGGGGTGCCTTTGGCGGTTTCTTTTGGCGCTATAATTGCGCTGGCGGAGCTGCTCGTGCTGGACGGGGCTGTGCGGTCTGAGGATATCGAGTATGGGATGAAATCAACAGTTGAAAAGCTGAAGGAGGAGTACTGATTGTTGTACCAGACTGATGGGTGTGGCGCGTTTGGCATAAGCGCGTCGGAGGTTCGATTCCTTCCGGTCTGGTAAAGGTATAGTTTCATAAATAAAATTTGACGGAAATGGCAATTTCAGCGGAGAAGTGGAAGGTTCTTGAGGAAGAATTGAATAGCCTCTTTTTAAGCACAACGTTCAGCCTTGACGGAAGGAAACTTACTATCCGCTGGTTGAACACAGCAAAGTCGGGCTTTTCGTACAAGCTGTTCGTCTATATCGATGAGAAGATACAGCCTGCAAATGGATGGAAAGAGAGCAAGCATTACGACCCCTTTGTTGAAAAGGTTTGGAGGAAGAGGACGCAAACAATCACTCTTTTTAAAAAAGGGGAACTGGCCGGGAAAAGCAAGCGTGAGTTGGCGGCGGTTAACAGCCTGAAAAAGAAGTATCCGGATAAGGTGAGAGTATCGTTCGACTACTGTTTTCCGACAGCTTCAGTGCTCATCCGCCAGTATAAAAAGCTTGAGGGGTTGGAGGTCATTGAGCTATGACGGTGAAGTATGAGTTGCCGCCGATGATTGTGCGGCGGATCAAGACGCTGCAGGGATTATCGGGAATCTCGGAGGAGAACTACCGGTCTTTGTTGTGGGGCTATGATGTTGAAAGCTGTAAGGAGTTGACGATCACCCAGGGGCATGCTGTGGCAAAGGTTTTACAGGAGATGGTTGACAGAATCCAAGAGCATCAGCAGTTTCGGCAGCCGTATCGGGAGTTGAAGGGGCGGTCGGCGTTGATGGCAACTGGCCGCCAACTGCGCATGCTTGAAGCGATGTGGATGGATGTTACAAGGCAGACAAATCGGCGTGATGCCTTGTCAGCATACCACACCTTTTTGTACAAGCGGTTTGATATTGGCAGTCCGGAGTGGATCGAGCGGGATCACGTCGGGCGGATCAAGTTTGCGCTTGAGCAAATGCGTGCGCAGATAGAACGGTAGATTATCTTGTGTGATTATTATTTGATTTACGTACTATGCAGTATTGTTAACTTTCCGGGGTGTTATTATGGCTGATAATCCTTACAGCGGGCAACCTTCGCGGCAAGACTATACTCCGAGTAATATCAACCTTGGGGCATCGATCGTGTTCAGTGTTGTTCTTGTGGCTTTTGTGATTGCGTTTTTTTTAGGAAATGATGGGTCTTTGAAGTCGAAAGCACCCGCGAAGCCGGATTTATCGTGGATTGAGCGTGATGATTCTTTTGGGGCGTTTTATTACACGAAGGAGTATGTGAAGTTGAGGCTGAAGGCTCCTTCAACGGCACAGTTTCCGGATTCGGAGCGGGATAACACGAGTATTCATCGAGAGGGACAAGTCTACACTGTGGTCTCGTGGGTTGATTCACAGAATTCGTTCGGAGCTATGCTCAGGACAGTTTACGCGGGAAAAATTGAGCAGGTTGAAAAGGGTGTTTGGAAGTTACGGGTGCTGTCGTTTATTCGGTAAATTTACCTATAAAGTCTGTTAAACGAAGGTTTATCAGCAAAAAGCCCTGGTGATGAGCCAGGGCTTTTTTGTTGTCAGAATAGTTGTTGCTGACCTTTGCTGATGGGGCGGTTGAGGCGGAGCTGGACGGCACGGACGCTTAGGCCGGTTGCTCGGGCAAGGTGGCGGGTGTCCATTTTACCAAAATTGTTTTCGATAAAGGCCTGCTTTTCGTCGGTTTTGCGTTTCGGAATATAGAAGGACTCTCCCCCAAATGATTGCTGCACAAGAGCAGCCGTTTGGGGGCTCGCATGGGTGGCGATGAAGTCAAGCAGTTCGTGTTTAAACATGATGAGTGTGGGGTTTTGTTCATCATAGATATATTTTTTGACTTCCGCAAGATGTATAGAATAAGAATGCGTCAGGGGTACAGTTCATCGTAGTGTTCTTTTGTGGCCTGCATTGCGCTGTCGGGGTTGCCTTTGCACCGGTTGGCGATGGAGTTCTGGACGTCGTCGGGCAGGAGCTGGAATGCTCGCCTGCGCAGGTCAAGGGTCATATCGTGCCAGAATCCCCATGTGGCGGCGTTCCTGATTTCGTCGTCGTTGAAGGTTGGGATGGCTCCTGTCTTGAGGTGTTTTGCGCGTTGACGGATAATGTGGGATTCCTGAAAGACGGCAGCGTAGATTTGCCAGGATTCGTCGTGCGTCGGTAGTGGCTGATACTTGTTTCCACTGGCGAAAGTGGTTTTACGGCACTTGTCGACAACGGTGCGGAGGTCGGCTTTGCTGATGCCTTTCAGGCTATCAGGTATTCCTGCGTAGGGTGGTGGTTCGATTCCGGCTACTTTGACGCTCTGATAGGTTTTGAGCTTGATGCGCTCAATCTCATGCAGTGCGTCAATGATTTCGCCGGTGGTGGCTGGTGTGAGGTGCTGGGCAGCTTGCCTGAGTGCTTCGGGTTCGGTTTTACAGCCAAGGGCGGCGACGTCATCCTGCCGAACGCCAGCGGCCTTGAGTTTGCCGAGCAGCTCCGTCATCTGGAGCTGATTGCTGCTGCGGTTTGCTATGGTGTTGGGTGTGATGTTCATGCGCGTGTGTATGATGTTATGGCATTGCTGAGTTGCTCGGTGATGATATCGGCGATGTCGGCCCTGTCTTCGTCGTGGATTCCCCAGACGGGCCGTGCCGGGAAGCGTGCTTTGATTCTGTCAGCTTCAAACTGGTGATATTTGAGGTATCCGATCGAGTTGAGGGTGAGGCTGTTGCCGCTTACGGTGTAAGTGAGCGATTCACGCAGGATGCCGGTTTTTTTTAAGGGCTGGTTTGAGACGATGCCTTGGCGGTTGGCACGATTACCTGGAGTGCGCTTTTGTTCTTTGTGCCAGCGCTGGTTTATGGTGCTCTGTGCGAGAGGCTTGTAGAGGGGGCGTCCTCCCTGGTCGAGTGTGGTGATGGCGCTCTTGAGCAGTACCGTTCCGATGCCTGCAAGGGTGTAGCTGTCGGTAAGGACGGCTTTGAACAGGGTAGGAAGGCGTCCGATCAGGCTTTCAGCCTCGGAAAGACCGATTATTTTTATGCTAAGAATAGGGCTGCTCATGATGTTTTGTGGTTTCGTACGATGTTGGTATATTGATTTTGCGATGAGGAGGGTTAACGGGTAATGCCGACCCACCCAGGGGAAAGGCTCCGGTCTTCCCCGCATCGCATTTTTTATTTCAGCCTTCTTTTAAGCTCCACAAGCACCTTTCCCATCGCATAGTCGTCCCTTGTTATTTCGGCGGCATTAGGCCCCATCAAGATGATAATGCGCTGCATGGAATGGCATTTACCAAAGCTGCGGGTAATACCTTCTGCAACATTGTTGAGTGATGAGCCAGTCGCGATGTCGATGACGACATGCGATAATTCTTGTTTGACAGCACTCTCTACGGCATTTTTTACCCCTTTACTGACGGTTGTTTTCGGTGTCTTGAGGTCAGAGAGCCACCTCCGGCCCTGTTTATCGATGATGGTAAGTTCAGGATTCTTCTCGTTCAGCGCATAGCCATGCTTGTTGATGACGACTGACCAGTCGTTTGTGTAGAGCCGTTCTGCCGCGTCGAGGTTGGCTTTGAGATCGTGCTGGTCAGCATCAAGGTGTTTGAAAATGAACGCGCCGGTCTCTTTGTTGTTGGTTACCTCTGTAAACTTTCCGCTTGCGGTATAGGCGGTATACGTCTCAGAGATTCCAAGCTGGATGTCAGCTACGGCCGCTTTTATCAGTTCCTTCCGTAGAAAGTCGAGGGTTTTCATTTTTTCGTTGAGCCAGTCTTCGAAAAGTCCGACCTTTTCGCCGACGAATTCAGCGTTTTTCAGTTCTGCCTGCATCTCTGGAGTGACGGTGTCGGGCTTGGTGATACCGAGATTTTCGGCTTCCCTGCGGCTGATCGGTATGGCAACACAACGGCAGAGCCAGCCGATGGGCGGGAAGAACTGTTTGTTGTCCGCTGCAAAGACCTTACCTTCAAGGAGGCGGTGAGTCGGACGGACTCGGTGATCCTTCATTGTTGAGAAGCGCCAGTAGGGAAAGCTGCTTTTTACCGCTTGCAGTTTGGCCCACTTACCTGCCCCGTAAGCGAGCCCGCTTTCGTTGCTGTAGATGAACTCGGCCTGCCAGGAGTTTAGACGTGAGATGCCAAGTTTGTCAAAAACGGTGCCTGCATCCTTTTTCCATTCGGCTAGGCTCTGCCCGGTTTCAAGCGCCTGGGCAAGACTCTCTTTGATCGCTTCAGCAAGCTCGGCGTCCTTGATGATCGCCGAGGTAATGGATTTGACTCGGTGGAAAGCAGCAGCATCCTTGTTGCCGAAGGAGATTGGCAGATTGATAGTGTCGCCTTCGAATGTAGCCGATGATCGGCTTGTACCGGTGAGGGCGTCCATGTGTCGTGCGCCACGATCCCAAGCGTTGTTCATCGCGGATTCGAGGGCGAGCGACCAGGCAGCGATAAAATCATTGTCGGGGAGGGCGTCGAGGATGTCGGCGGGACTTTTTGCCGTCAGTGCTTTTTTTTTAAGGCTTCAGCGGCCTCGATCAGTGCGTTGATGTCGTAGCCTGATTCAAAGGATTGAGCAACTCCGGTGGGTTGCGCCCTTGACGCAGAGTCTACCCAGTCTCCCGGCTCGTATCCCCGTTTGGCGAGGAGCTGGTCACTCGGTTTCCGTCCGGTGGCCTGTGCGTATATATGATCGATATCTGCTTGCGTTTTGTCGTTCTCCGGTGGGTCGAAGAGTTCGAACCGAACTGAGCCGTCGTCGGGAACATTGTTGAGTTCAAGCATCCATGCGAGTGCCTGGTTAATGAGGTCTTCGGCAAGTTCTTTGCCTGAGTCGATGGCCGAACTCTGAATTTCGATGCCGCTCTTTGAGCTGGCGTACGAGCCGGTACCCTGGGCGTTGGTTGCAAGGTCGGATCCGAGCCAGAGCATGTTGATGGTCCCCCGGCAGGACTTTTTGAATATCTCGTATGCTTCGGAGGTAGATGTGCGCCCCTTATTCTCGATTTTTTCTACTCGTGTGCCCTCTTCGATGACGGCTACGGCTGCGTTGCGCAATGCACGGAGTGTAGCTTCGACCTTTATCTTATACTCGTTGGTGCTACTCTGCGGAACCCATCCCATCCAGTGATCCCTTCCGTCGTCCTCAAGAAATGAAATATGGAATTCAAAATTGGCGGCGAGGCCTTTGGCATACCAGTACGTTTCATCAAGCAACCCATTGCCGTAAGGGTTTTTATAGCTCGCTTCGTGCTGGACTACTAAAAACTTTTTTGGCCAGTTCTCGTCCACTCGTAACCCTTGCGGGTTGGCACGGGTGATAAGGATGAGTTTGTTCTCCTGGTCAAAACAAAACCATTCGCGAGGTTTTTCTTCAAGGTTGATGATGCGGAGCTGGCCATCGACCTGAGCCCACATCACTTCGAAGACCGTGTATCCATAGTCACGAGCGGAACATGCTGCAGGGATGATGGTGTTGAGCGGCAGGGCTTTGATGACGCTCTTGGCCCATTCGGCACGCTGGCTGCGATCAGTGGTGCGGGTAACGTCCCATTCGAGTGCCTTGATTGCATCGCGGAACCGCCGTGCAACAGCGGCAACGTCGGGCTGCTTGATGATGGTGTCGTAGACGTCGATACGCTGGCAGATGTTGCTGAGCACTTTCGACGGGTGCGGCAGGAGGCGCGTGACATGGAGGGCCGCTTCGACGTAGGTGCGGACAGCGATTTCCTGCGTAATGGTTTTTGATGTGGTGATGCGTGGCATTATCGGAATGTCCGGGTTAAAGAGTGGTCGAATCGGCCTTCGTAGCCTTCAAAAATTGCGTCGAGACGTCGATTTCGTTCGATGATCTCATCCATGCTCTTCGTAGTGATTGATCCAATGATTTCGGGTGCGGTGGTGCCTCCGGCGTTGACGGCCAGAGCTGCCGACCAGAAGAAATCTGCGTGGCTGTTCGGGTTCTCTTCATTCTCGGAAGGGTCGAACCGAGTGTTGCCTGCGGCGCTGACGACCTGCCTCATGCTATGAAAGTCTTCACGGATGACGTCAGCAAGCGGGCCGTATCCGGGCAGCAGGAAGTCACGATCTTCAATCAATGTCTTGACCAGTTCGGCCATGCGGCTCTTACCGGCATTGTTGAAAGTGACGGATTCTACACGGTAGATGCCGAAATCGGTCTGTGCATCTTCGGCGATCTGTGCGCCCATGCCTCCATTGTCTATGCTGGCCCGATGACAAAGCGGGTGCTGCAGGTAGGTCTTGAGCGTGGCGTACTGGATCCTGAAGGCGGTCTTTTCCATCGGATGGACGATGCGCGTCAGGTGCCGACGTCCGGCAAGCTCGTTAACCCAGATGACGGAGAGGTTGCGCTTTCGGCCAATGTCCATACCAAGGACAAAGGGGTTGCGGAGTTCTTCGAGCGCCAGCAGCAATCCTTTCTCAGTGCATCCTTCGATGAGGCCGTAAGTGAGGAATGCGGTCGATTCGTCGATCGGGTTGCAGCAGTACTCCTGATCCCACGATGTAGGCCCGGCCTTGGAGCGTTTCTCGTTGAGCCACTTGATCCGTTCGGCAGGCGTGGTCTTGCGGCCGTAAATCTTGTCAAAAAGGCCTTGCTCGACAGCATCGTAGATGGTGGTTTTGTGGACGACAGCCCCGACGGCTGCAGCGTTCTGGATCAGTTTATAGAAGCGGCAGCTCATGCCGTTGTGCGTCGAGATGATGCGCAACGGGAATCCCCAGGTTGTGACCGGTTCAGCGGCAGCCCATAGGGCGTCCTGATCTTTGTTCCAGGCAAATTCGTCGAGCACAACTTTTCCACCCTTGCTGCGGAACTGACTTGGCGAACTGGTAAGTGCTGTGATGCGCATACCGTTGCGGAAGGTGATGCGTTTCACGGTGATCGGATGGCCATCGTCATCGAGTACCTGCTCGTCGAAAGCCTTGGCGGCTTCGTTGAATAACTTTGCCCACATCTCGCAGTAAAGGATGTACTCCCTGCCTGCGGTCTCATCTGCCGATGAAAACCAGACGTCCCAGCGACCGGCTACGGCATCCCGAACGTCTTCATAGCTTTGCACATAAGTCATTCCTCCCCTCCTGGTTTTCCCCCAAATTTTAAAGGGACTGTCGTCGATCAACCAGGCGATCTGGTACGGAAGAAAGTATCGGTTAAGGTTTGGTGCCATCGTCACGCTCTCCGGATGCCGAGGATCTCTTCCTCAATACGGCGGATGGTGTCGTCGGTTAGCTGCTTCGGCTTTTCGGCTTCGGGCTCAGTTGCAGCTTCTTCGTGTTGTTCGTAGGTCTGGAGCTTGAGGAGCAGTGGCGCCATCTTGCCGATGAAGTAGAGTTGGCTCTGGCTTGGTTCCTCACCATTCTCGCAAGACTGTATTGCTTTGTCCGTGAGGCTCTGGATGAGCTTGTAGAGCTTTTCGTGGGTCTTGCCGGTCGTCTCTGCAAGTTCCCCCCTTTTATCGCTCCACTTCCCTTCCGTTGCCCAATAGCGTATCGTTCGCTCGGCCACGCCCAGGCGCTGGGCTATGTCGGCCTGCCCGAGATGTTCTTGCACGTAGAGCCGTTCGGCTTCCGTGTATAGTTCCGCTTTTTTGGCCATCTCTTATCCGTTCAGCTCTTCGTCGATCATCGCGATCTGATTGTCAACGGTCTTGATGACGGTGACGGTATCGTGCAGGTTTTTTGCGGCACGCAGAATGGCGTCTGTGCTCAGGGTTTCGATGGGTGCGTGCGGGTCGGATTTCATCAGGACGATGATGAGGGCGTCGTTTGCCGCACTTTCGAGATTTGCTCGCTGTTTGCGGAGCTGATCGAGCTGGCCTCGGTGTTTGAGGCGAAGATCTGAGAGGATACTCATGACTGTTTTGGCTTGGGAGTATTGATGAGGTGGTGCCGGCAGCGGTCTTCAAGGATCCGCGATAGCTTGTCGAAGATGTCGCGCATGGAGGTTTCGTGGTCACGCTGCATTGTTTTGATGCGCTCGACAAGACCACGGTTGATTGATATTTGATCACGATTATCATCGAGCGTGGCCTTGAGCAAATGATATTCCTTCTCCTGGCTTTCGGCTACCCGCTTAATGATCGATTGGTAAACAACAGTCGCGTGCTTCTCCCGATCTTCCCACTTGCGTGTTTCGATGCGCATATAGGAAATCATGAGACCGCCAACGACCAGCACGCTAAAAAAAAGGAGAACGGCAATGCCAAGTGTCTTGGCAAGATCTGTGGCATTGGATGGTAAAAAGTCCATGGTGCAGTGATTTTGTGACTGGTTGTTGAGCTTACGCTAACAACTTACCAAGGAGATGGTGCCTATATCCAAAGATGCTTGTCGTTGAATCGTTTCGGCGAAGAATTGCACACCAGATTAGCCGATGCGAGGGGGTAAGTTGCTTGCTATATCAGTGGGTGAACTTTGGTGAACTTTAATTAAACGGCAATGAAATTGAGCTTTAAACGGCACTACATTTTTGCTTCCGGGGTACATCGGAAGAGTAACCCTGAGGAGGCTGTGTGGCCTCCGGAAAGGGTTCATGGTGTCTATGAGAGTTCCCTGGAGCACTCTCCGGTGTTGATCCCTTACACGTTCCGGCACCCTGAAAACAATTTACCGGTACTTGGTTATGCCGAGCGTGACAGCCTCGAAGTTTTCGAAAATGGTGGCAGGACGTATTTGTCTGTGGTGCCAAAGGAGATGGCCACGGAGTTCCTCAAAGGCTTGAAGAAGGTCGGAATCAGCGAGGTGAGCATCGGACTTGGACTGAAGGGTGAGATCGTGCACATCGGATTTACCGATAACCCTGCGGTGACTGGTCTTGGGTCGGCGTTTGAGGCTTCGGCTACTGTTGTTGCGCCGGTCTACAAAGAAGAGGTAGAGTTCCAGGCAGACGACCTTGGTCTGAAAGAGGCTTTTGAGGCGGACTGGAAGTGGAGACTCCAGATCTGGATGGACGATGTCGCATCGGTGATTCAGCGCATCCGTGACCGTGAGATCGATCAGAGCGGCATTGATGCCGCAGATAAGTACTTTCCGCCATACATGATTGCAATGCTGAAAGAGCCTCTGCCTCCCGACGTGGAGTTAGAGAATGGCGAGGCCGTACCAACACCAACTTATGAGGAGGACTCCCCTATGACTTATGAGGAGGACTCCCCTATGACCGTTTACGAGAAAGAAAAGATGGATCGGCTGATAGTCGAGAACGCAATCTTGTTGACACAGGTTGCCGATGAGACGAAGAGACGACAGGCAGTTGTTATAGAACAGTTCTGCGCCGATCATGTAACCGTCGTAACGCCCAGGGTGAAGCCGCAGGTTGTTGCGATCCTGACTGCATTGCAGGAGATCAAACAACCGCTGACGTTCGAAGAGGACGGAAAGAGTGTTGAGCAGAGCGCATACGATGTGTTCTGTACTATGATTTCCGGAGCAAAACCTGCGGTGAGCTTTGAGACTGTTGCCACGAGTGACAAAGCGAAAGTCGTGGAAGAATCCTCTCCAGGAGTCGATCCTGTGCAACTGGTTCTGATGGAGCAGTTTGAGGCAGCAAAGGCTGGGTCGGTGTAGCTACTCGGAGATGAGGATGAAAACAGAATATTCAGGGCGGATTGATTAACGACTATAACTAAAACGATTATGGGTTTACTGTATGAGGTTTCTTCCAGTGATGATCTTTCACGGCTTGTACTTGACAATATCCGGCTTGCAGCCCCGCTTCTGGATTATGTCCATTTTTTTTATTCGCCAGGCGGTACGGCTAAGGTGCGTACGGATGCGAATGTTAACACCGGTGCGACGTTCCGTACCATAGGCTCCGATTACGCTTCGCCTCTTGTGGTTGAACCTTCGTATGCCAATTATTCGCTGACCACGCTGGGCAAGGCAATACGACTTGATGTGGGCTATGAGGAAGAGGGTGGCGACATCCCTTCCGAGATGCAGCGTGAACTGGCATCATTTGGACTTACGCTTGGGCGCAACATTAATGAGTTTTTGGTGGTTGGCGATTCCACTCAGACGCCGGTGCAGTTTAATGGACTGAAGAAAACCGTTGCTGCACTTGCTGCGAGCCAGACTCTGACCAATATGGGCGCGAACGGTATGCAGGTACTTGCGGGTATCAGCGATACCGCAGTGGCGAGCCAAATGAAGTTTAAGGAGGCGTTGCAGCTATTAATTATGAGCGTGGCGTTTGGCGCGCAGTGCTTGGTTATGAACAGCTTGGTGTGGGCTCGGCTTAGCTCGTTTGCGGCTGCGGAGTGTGGCACGACAGTTGACAAGTACGGCAGGCTCATCAACACGTTTAATGGTGTGCCTGTGGTTCATGCAGGGTTCAAGTTTGATGGGTCGGAAATTATCCCGCAGACAGAGACGAAGGGTACCAGTACGGATTGCTCAAGTGTCTATGCGTTCCGATCTGGCGCCAAGGAGTTCTTCTCGATGATGACAACAAAGAATGGCTTGAAGGTTTATGCGATGACAAAGGTCGGAAACTTTTATGAGCAGCTCGTAGAGTTGCGCACAGACTCGCGGGCGCTGAATGTGCGGAGCGTTGCGGTGTTGCCTGGTGTCCGGCTTTAATCGGTTTTATAATTTATTTATAGGGTAAGGTATGGCTCTTGATGAGATGGGGACGCATGTCGAACCATTGGTGCCTCAGTCACCGTCGGCTCCGGCTATTACTGATATTGTGGGACTCACTGCCGCGTCGCTGAATGATGATTTTTTGCCAGACGATCATCGTGCCGAGTACTGATGTCGATGATTGGGTGGAGGCTTATGAAGAGGCGTTTACTTCCGCAATATTGGCGATTGAGGAGGGTGGTTGATGCTGTACGTTGATGTGACATATCTGCAGGGGGTTATGCCTCTGCAGAAGATCATTGAGTGCTGTGATGATTATAACTCGGGGACGATGGATGCGGCCGCACTGGCGAATCTGGAGGCGTGTAATGCGTCGGCAGTGACTGATGTGCATTTGTTTTGCCGGGGGTTGTATACGGTGCCGTTTGATCCTGTTCCGGATGAGATTGTTGAGTTGACTGCGCAATTGATGCGGTATTACTTGCTTGTGCGGCGGATGGGTGATGAGGTGAGTGATTCCTTGCAGCAGTCGTACAAGCGGCTCCAGGATAAGTTGAGGGCGATAACGGCCAATACGTTCCGGATTGATACGGGGGGAACGGATACGGTCGCTGAAGCGCATGCTCCCATGGTGTCGTACACCAGGCATAGGTTTCGCCAGGGCTTTATGGGTGGCTTGCTGGATGATGATTACCCTCTACCGGTGATTAACCTGGATGAGCTGTAGAGGGCTCTCTGGCGGTGGCTGATGGGTCGGGAGTGTCAATATTCGTTTGGTGGGGTGTTTTTGTCCGCTAAAGTATCATTTAACGCGATTAAACGGGGTTCCTTCCCCTGATGGTAAGAGGATTTTGATTTATGGCAAGTTTTGGGAAGATATCAGAGGAGCGGTTGGCGACTTGTGACCCTCGTTTGCAGTCTCTTTTTCGTGAGGTCGTCACGCATTTTGACTGTGTAGTGCTTTGTGGTCATCGATCAAAGGCAGATCAGGACGCCGCTGTTCGGGGCGGGAACTCAAAAACGCCTTGGCCAAAGAGCAAGCACAACCCCGTTGTCTCTCTGGCGGTTGATGTCGGGCCTTTTGATCGGCCATCACGCCCGATTGATTGGCAAGATCGGGAGCGGATGACGCTTTTTGCCGGGTTTGTTCTTGGCATTGCCAAGATCAGGGGGATCCCGATCAGGTGGGGTGGAGACTGGGATGGCGATACGCAGGTGATTGATAATGTCTTTGATGACCTGGTGCATTTCGAGTTGATTTCATAACAAGTAAAACTTAAAACCGATAAATGGAGAACTCTTATGATGAATTCTATTGAAACTACAGTAGCCTCGTTTCTTGAGACGGCCATCAAAGCGATGCTGGCATATGTTCCTGACGAGAAAATTGAGTTAGCCGCTGACGCGGTGATCGACAATCTGCAGGGTCTTGTTGACTCCACGGTAACACCAATCGACGACGCAGTTGTTGAACCAATCCTCGCAAAGGTTCGGTCAGCGTTTAAGATTTCGGACTGAGGATGGCTTTGTTGGAGAAGGCTCTGGCGTTGTTGCTGAGCGCAGCAATGTCTCCAACGGTTTTGCCGTTGTTGCGGGCGGCTGTCAGATCAATAATGAGCGATGAACTGGTAAATGCTCCGGGGAGGGGAGTGGCTGATGATGAGTTTGAAAAGATTGTTGTTGAGTCGGGTATGGCTGATATCCTGTTGCCTGGCAAGCACCCTGATGGTTAGTGGGTGCGGGCAGTCCCGAATTTTGGTCGCACCAGGTGAAACTACAGGTGTAGCCCGGTTGGGCAAGATGGTGAAAGATTGGCCGGTATGGCTCCCCTCTCAGGATAGGAAAAGTTGGGTGCCTGCGAAGGCGGATATTCCGGAAGGCACCTGGATTAATTTTACACCTGTTGTGCAGTGAGTGTGATTGTTGCCATCGAGGAGGCTATCAAAGATCGGCTGCAGGCTGAGATTGAGGGTGTACCGGAGCTGATCAAGATGATGCCGGTGCTTGACGGAGATCCTATTGTGGCTCCGGTGAGGGTTGAGTCGTACCCGAGTAACCCGAGTGAGCAGCTTTTACTCCAGTTGGCTCAGACTGGTGCGGTGGTTGTACGGTACGTGGGCAGCAAGTATGGAAGTAAGCGTGTTGCGGGCTCGATTGTTGTGCAGGATAGAACCATGTCGTATGAGGTACAGATTTTTTCCCGGTCGCTTGCGGCTCGGGATAGTGGGTCGGGAATTTATGAGCTGCTTGATATCTGTGCTTTGCGGTTGATCGGATTTCTCCCTGCAGGCTGTGTTGATGGTGGGGAGTTGGTACAGGATGACTTTGTGACGGAGGTTAAGGGTGCCTGGGCTTATGGAATTGTGGTTAATTTTTCTTCACAGGTGGAGATGCCGATATGAGCCATGTGCAGACACAGATTCTTTCGCGTTTGATGACACTTTTGACGGGGTTGCCGACGACGGGTTCCCGAGTGTATCAAGGGCGTGTTCACCCGTTGACTCCAGGGACAATGCCGGGGTTGTGTGTGTCGCTTGGTGGTGAGACTCCAACTGGGGGGACGACAAAAGCGACTCAGAAAGAGGTGGAACTGGTGGTTGATGTGTATGTGGGCGGTGATGATTATACGGTATCAGGTCAGGTACAGGTGGAGGTGGAGGCGGCGCTTTATGGAGATCGTGTCGGTGGTCGGTTTTTCAATAGTCTGGCGACAAACCTTATTTATGGCGGTGAGCGTCGGGAATTTGTGACGTTGGGAGCTTTGAAGCATACGAAAGTCTCAATAACGTACAAAACTGAATATCAAACTGTAGATGGAGTTGCAAATGCAGCAAACTGAGGTGTATGTCGATATGGTACATCCACAATCGGGTGAGGTGCTCCCTGCTCTTCCGTGGGTGGCGGAGTACCTGCAGAAGACAGGATGGAAAAGGAAAGAGAGTGTAGAAAAAACAAAAAAGGAGGAGACTGATGGCAAGAAAGACGACAAATCTCGCTGATCTGTATCTGGCGACCGCCGCGGTGCAGCACATTATCACCACAACGTTCACGATACCGGAACGGGAGGCGATTCTTTCCGAGTCTTTACACGATGACGAACCGGAAGTGCTTGGTATAGGAGCAGCGAAGGAACCTCGGTCGATTGAGGTGACCTGCAGCCTGGACTCTGCAGATACAACTGGACAGGTGGCGCTATGGGCAGCATTTGATGCAAAGACCGTGATCGCATCAGTGAAGTTTTACCCGGACGGGAAGACTACTGGTGCTGAGGAGTGGTCTGGCAGTGCATTTGTGACGGGTGTTCCGAAGCGTGGAAGTGACGGAAAAAATAAAGTCCAGCAGGGGACATTCAAGCTGGTGTATGCAGCAAAACCAACAAAGGGTGTGGCTATATAGTATGTGGCGGAAGACATTTAATCAACGTTTAACGAGGGTTATTCATGGCATTTATTGATGATTTAAGGGGGATTGAAAAGGTTATTCCGCTTCGTTTCCATTTTGTAAAATCGTGGAAGAAGAATGTTTATTTCCTTCCACTATCGGGGAAAGAGTCGGAAAACGCAAAGGCTCTTATGGGCGATAATGAGGCCTCAGCATCAATGTGGGCAGCATTTGCCGTCGTTAAAGCGCTTGATGAAAACAGGAAGCGTTTGTTTACGAATGAGCAGTATCCGGAAGTCAATGAGATGCACTTCCAGGGAGAGTTCGAAGAGCTGTACAAGGAAATCCAGAAAACAAAATCAGTCGATGATGCTGTTGAGGATTTTACGACGACCCCGGCTTAAAGGACTGGTTTGCTCTTGCGGAAAGGCTGGGGATGAGTATCGCTCGTATCAAAGAGGAGGTTTCTGAAGAGGAAATGAATTGGTGGCGGGCTTATTTCCGGGTGTTGAAAGAGGAGGAGGATTGGAAAAGAGAACATGAGTATCATTAAGGAGTAGCGAGGGTTATGGCAGTATCATCTGGCTCTGATATCAAGCTTAAAGTCCTGATCGATTATGATACGCAGGGAGGAGTTCCTCTACGTGATGTCGATGGTGGCATCAAGAGTATCCATAAAAGTTCATCCGGCCTGTCAAGCGTTTTTGGCGAGATGGGTGGGCTTATCTCTGGTGCTTTTACTGCTGGCAGTATCGTTGCGGTGGGAGCAGCTCTTCTGGATGTTGTTGACGGTGCGTCGAAGGTTGATAAGGGCGTCCGGGAGATTGGTACACTGATGGGTGGATTGTCAGACGGAGAAATCAAGCGGATGAAAGAGGAGTTGTCTGCTCTTTCGATAACGAGTGGACAGGCAATGGATTCTCTCGTGAAGGCTCGGTACGATATCGTTTCCTCCGGATTTACTGATGCAGCCGATTCGGCGTTGATACTTGAACAGAGTGCAAAGTTGGCTGTTGGTGGTGTCACGGAAGTGTCGACAGCTGCAGATGTTCTGACGACGGTTATCAGTGCGTATGGCTTGACGGCTGAAGAGGTTGGTGTTGTATCTGATGATCTCTTTACGATTGTCAAGCTCGGTAAAACGACGATGGATGATCTTGGCTCACAGTTCGGCGTACTTGCGGCCGTAGCTGCTCCAGCCGGAGTGTCGGTTGATGAGGCTGGTGCCGCATTGGCGGCTCTGACAGTACAGGGACAATCGACATCTGTCTCGGTCACCGGCATATCAGCGGCGATTATGGAGCTGCAGAAGCCAAGCAAGGATATGATAACGGCTTTGCGGTCGATCGGTGTTGAGTCAGATAACTTGATCAAGACTGGCGGCGGTCTTGAGGGAGCGTTAAAGCTGGTTGAGCGTGCAAGCGAGGCTTCGGGTATCTCTATCAACAAACTCTTCACCAGAGAGGAAGCTTTGCGGGCAATTATGCCGTTAACCGGTACAGCTGCAAAAGCATTCTCTGATGATCTCAAGGAGATGGGAAATAATGCCGGTGCGACTGATACGGCGTTCAACCAGATGGCCCAGTCGAGCGATTTTTTACAAAAGCAGGCTTGGGCGGCATTTGAGTCGGTGAAGAATAAGATCGGTGATGCGATTATAAATTCTGACTTATTTAAAGAGGCCCTGATTGGTGCAAAAGATAGTCTTATTTCTCTCGGGGGCGCCAGTGGTGTTCTTGATCAACCGATTGAGAAAATGTCAGACCTTGATCGTGGGTTGAGAACTGCCTGGTTGGTTGTTGAGAGTCTTGGTTTGGGGTTTGTTGAATTGGGGAAGACTGTTTGGGGTGCATTTGTTAAGATTAATGAGGTTGCTGATGCCCTCACATTTGGTTTAGCTCCTGCTGTTCGGGGATTTTTTAACGATCTCGGGCTTCAGTATGAAGATTACATGCTTAAGGCCGATCAGGCTCGGAAAGCATCTGAATGGATGAATAATACCGCTCAAGGTAGATCTACAGCGCTGTCGATCATGAGTGGTGGTGGAACTGATCAAATTGCTCAGTTTCAGAAACTTACCGAATCCATCACAAAGCAGGCTGAAGAATTCAAGAAGCATAAACCAGCGGTTGAGGGTTCAACAGGAGCAATCGTAAAAGGTGGAGCTGCAGCTGATAAGCATGCAAAGTCGGCTGAGGATGCAGCTCGCAAAAATGCGGCTTGGTCCGATGCTTTGGATGATTCAAGAGAGGCTTTGAGTGGTAATAGTAAAGAGACGATGACGCTGGCCCAGGCTGAGGATAGGGTTGTCCAGGCGTTTCATGCGGCTCTTGTATCGCAGGGGTTGTCAAAGGATCGGACGAAAGAAATGACTGCTGCAACCAAAGAGTATAATGCCGCAAAGGATTATCAGGGGAAGCTGGAAAAAGAAATTAAAGGTGCTCTTGATGATGCGGAAAAAGCACTTACGCTCGGGACTGAGAAGACGCTTACCGTTGCTGAAGCGACAAAGAAATATGGTGATGAAGTGGTAGCACTAACGGCCGAGATAGCTATTAACAAGAAGGCTGAGACGGCGAATGGCGAATCGAAGGAGCGGTTACGGGAAAAGACGGAAGCGGTTACTGATGCGCATAAAGGGCAAACGGATGCTATTAAGGCAACTGCGGATGCTTATGATGAGCAAACTACTCGGATTGCTCATGCGGTTACCAGTATTGGGACTGCGTTTGAGGCGGCGACCGGGACGAGTATTAAAGGGTTGGATACCCTCTCTTCAGCGATAAAGGAGTTTTCCGCGACAAATGCTGATGGTACGGACAAGAAAAATAGAACAGAATCAGGAATCCTTGGTATTACTAACGCTGTCGGGCAGATGATTGGTGGATCAACTGGTTCAGCCATATCTGGGGGCGCATCCGGAGCAATGACCGGGTTATCAATTGGGGGTCCGGTAGGGGCGGTTATTGGGGGCGTTATTGGTTTTGGGTTAAGTCTGTTGAGTTCGTCACAGGCTGCGAAAGATCAACGGAACGCGGATCGCATGAGTGCTTATGATGCAATCCTGCAGTCAGGTCTTAATGGCGGGCCGACATCAGCCGCACTCTTGGCCGCTGGTGGATATAATTTCTCTGGAGTCGCTGCTCTGCAGGACGCGAATCCACTGAAAACTATCGACGGGATGTATCATGTAAACGACCCGGGGAATCGGTTGCTTAACGATAGCCGTAATTGGAGTGGTGGAGCTCAAGAAATCACCGATTTGATGTCGGTTATATCTGTGATGGATACCGTTGGAGCGACGATTAATTCTCTTGCAAGTTCTGGCGTGACGAATACGTTGCGTGATATAGGTATCAAGTATGATTACATGATTGCTCAGGCCGGTAATCTTGCTGGAGTTGAAGAAGCACGTTTCCGTGAGCTTGCGGCAGCACTGCTTGGGATGACTGTTGATAATATTTCTGGAGTGTTTGAAGCGGCAATGGCGTCAACATCTGTTGAGGCTGGTGTTGCTGCGTTAAAGAAGAATGTCCAGGAATCGCTTAATGCTGCAATACGATCAATATTGATCCAGAGGACGGTCGAAGATGTGATGATGCCAATCCTTGACCCGGTTTTGAAGAGTATGACCAGTAGTATTGCGTCAGGTGCGGAAATGAGCGCTGATAACTTGCTTGATCTTGGATCTCAAGTAAGTAATATCTCGGAACTGATGACTCCTGTGTTCTCGACGCTGTATACGCTGATTGATTCGGTTGGGATGTTGCCGGCAGCAGTACAGAGCGCAACCAAGGAGATGTCATCACTTGCGGTCTCAAGCTCGGGGAATATTGTCTCTGCAATGGATACGACGGTCTCAACTATCGAGTCGATGTCATCACTGAATGCGAGTACTGAGGCGCAGCAAGCCCGAATTATATCACTGCTTGAGACTATGCTTGGTGTTGATGGTGATAACAAAGTGCTTTTGGGGAGGGTGTCAAATATACTTGATAGGGTAAGTGTTGGTGGATCGTCAATAAGAACCATGGTGGTGACAGGATGAAGATTGTGACTCTTCCGGATGTGGTGCTCAATAGCTCCTCGATACCGGTGAACTACTATCTGGGTGCTGTGATATCGGCTTGGGTCTCTGCTGCGTATAGTGTAGGGAATCTTGTCTACGATGGTGCAACGACACCTCATTACGTTTATAAGTGTAAGACGGCAATCGTAGCAGCAGGAACAGATCAAGTACCAAGTCTTGATTCGAGTAGATGGGAGCTGATCGGGACTACTGATCGGTGGGCCATGTTTGATAATATGCGCAATACTCAGAGCCAGTATCTGGAATCGTTTTCGGGTGAGGTGAGTGGTGCCGGGTGTGATTATGTTGGGTTATATAATCTCGATGCCGTTGAGGTTGAGTTGACTCATATGGTTGGTCTTGAGGAGATAAAAACTGAGGTGCTTGATCTTCGGAATCCTATCAGTTCAGCAGATTGGTGGGAGTACTTTTTTGAGGATATCACTCTGAAAACGACAGTCGTTTGGGCATTTCCTCGGTATGGACCAAACTCCCGGCTCCTTTTTCGTGTAACTCATGTGTCTACAGCGATTGCTAAGTGTGGAGTTTTGCGGCCAGGAGTGACTTTTGATATCGGGAATACGCAGAAAGGATTATCTACGAGGTTGGTCGATTACAGTAATAAGTCGTCGAGTTCGCTACCGATGGTTGTTCCAGGAGGTTCTGGCGACGACATTGATTTGACTCTGATGCTCCGGTTTGATAAAGTTGACGCTGTGCATCGAGCCTTTAAGGCTAATTGTGGTAAAGCTGCGATTTATGATTGCAATAATGAGGGAGATGAGATTCTGGAGAGTTTTATTCTATACGCCCTATTCCGGGATTTTGAGCGTGTATTTCGTGATGGCCGATACGTTAGGTGTACGGTTCGATTGCAAGGTTTAACATAATATCAATAGTAAAATGACAATTTCGGCTCTCACTCCTTATGATGGAACAAATCCTAACCGGAATACAGACACCAGGGCCCTTTTTAGTGCTCATGTTGACGTACTCATTCCTTGGTTAACCGGCACACTGATTACAACTCTGAACACGTTTGTGTCTGAGGTTAACAGCGTTGCGACACAAGTCTCAAATGATGCTTTATCAACTCAGGACGCAGAGGCGATACTGGCCAGTGCAATACTTATAGTGAATGCTTCGGTGTGGATTAGTGGCACCACTTATACAGTTGGATCGGTAAGGTGGTCACCAACAAACTTTTTACGCTATGCTCGTAAGACAGATGGCGGCGGAACGGTTGATCCTGCAAGTGACCCGACGAACTGGAAGCAGTTGGATCCGCTTCCGGATCATACGGGTAACTCTGGCAAAATCCTGAGTACAAATGGGACGTCAGCGTTATGGTCAGTGTTGAAAACATTTCATGGCTTGAGCCTGTTGGGATCAGGTGATATAGTTGGTGATATGATCGTATTTACGTCGTCAGGAAATTGGGTCGCAACACGAAAGACTGCAAAAATAACTGTCATTGGCGGTGGTCAAGGTTCAAAGAATACTACACCAGTAAATAATGGTGGTGAATCCAGTTTTTCAGGGTTTATTGATTCTGGGTATATCACCTTTCAGGCGGTATCAAATGGTCAGGGATATGCAGGGATATCCGGTGGAATAAATGGATATTCTGGAGACCCAACACCGACGTTGGGTGGGGCATCATATATTCAGCCAGCTCTTGCTGGACCAGGTGCTTTCGGTTCTGGTGCTGGAGGTTCCACTTATAATGGTAAAAGTGGTAGTTATGTGATCAGGATGTTATCCAATCTTGTGATAGGGAATACCTATCAGATTATAATTGGAGCTGGTGGTTCTGCAGGTGCAGGTGGTTTCGCTGGTGGGAGTGGTGTTGTAATAATTGAATTATAATGAGACGCGTATGAAATATGCTGTAATTATTGATGGGATAATCATCAATGTTGTTATCTCTGATGATCCGGATTTTTCGGATTCACAGGGATGGGTAGCGTTGGAAGAGGGGTTCTGGATTGGTGATTTGTATGATGCTGCAGGTGGGTTCTCTCATCCAGATGTAACTACAGTTTAATGGGTATTTATTGATCGTTTAATAGTACTTTATACCGTCTTAAATTACGTCAATCAATCGCCTTTATAAGCTGCGCAAATTTCTCAAAATCCCTGAAAATATT